TGAGGCTGAAACAATAGTGCTGTCCATATTTACTGCACTTGCTTCTCGTTGGTTTATACTTTCCATAGCCGCCTGTGCAGATTGTACAGCTTCTACTTCTGGCTCTCCTGCCTCAACTAATATTAACTGTCGATTAAGTTCATCTAATGGTATGCGAACTTGTTTATCTGGCTCCATAATAATTTCATTTGTGCGAACTTTTCTCATCCTTTGCTCGTCAACAAGTGCCCGGAGAAGAACTCTACCATCTGGTAATGTTTTCCTCATAGCCACTTCGAAAAAATTAGTAGTATCTTGTCCTTCGGTACTAAGAATAGCATCCATAAATGAATCTACCCACATATTTGGTAATGTATCTGTATCTACAACTAATGCATTATTAGGATCAGTTACATCTCCATTCTCATCATATATTTCACGAAAAATTACTGCTACTTTACTACCAGTAGATTTAAGTCTTCCTAAATGTTTTGTAATTGGCATAATATCTCCTTACTCTGTCTCTGTCTCTGTCTTTGTTTCTGTTTCATTAGTAGCAACATTAGCCTCTTGTGATCCAAGAATTTGCTGTAAAAATGTTGCAATTTTAGTATATAACGTTCCAACTGCCGCAAGTTCTGCGCCGCGAAAAGCACCTCTTGAACTAGCAACGTCTATTAAATTAACTAATCCTTGTAAATCAGCAACTGTAATATTAACTGGTTCAGCAGCTTGCTCCGTTGTTGTTACTTCTGTTGTTTCTTCTGTCATTTTAGAAATCTCCTTCAATTATTCTCTAAGACTAAATATATTATAGTTGTTTTTTGCCTAGTTGTCAACCTATTTTTATATTACAAAACGGTTAAACTATATGATAAAAAAACTTATTAATTATATAGGGTGTTTACTCTTTTTAGTATTTATGCCTATTAATAATACTATCGGTTCCAATCCTGCAATCGACGAAGTATTATTGGAAAGTCTGCAAGTACCCGAAAAAGGTACAATACAAGTAGAAAAAACAGACATACAACGATATACACTAGTTCTTTCTAGTATTAACCAATGTCAGGCTAGTATAATGAGCATGGCCAAATACATTAATATTACAACAGCAATAATTGTAAATGTTAGTCCTGCTAATGTTACATTAATTAAACAATTAGATAATATTTCTGTAGTACTACAAGAAAAATATAGAGTTTTAACCGAACAAGAAATGTTCGCCCAAAAAAAATTAGCAGAACTAGGTGCTAAACCAGAAAATATTCAACCAATAGCATTGGCTCATTTTAATAATATAATGTCAATGAGCAAAAATATGTATGAAGGCTCACATATTCCTGACCAGGAAGAACTATTAAGCGGATGGGTTTTAGCATTACTAGAAACTACAAAAGTTTGTCAAAATAAAATTAAAGAAACTTTTACCGACGAATAATATCCGGCCACGCCTGTAATGCATTATCTGCATAAGAAAGATCTATCTGATTCCACATAGATGGATTTGCTATCTTAAATAACATTACATCTTGCGGTTCATTAAATGCCATTGATAACCTAGTAAAAGAAGTATTATTACATACCTCGTATCGTTTTATATTATTATCCTGACACCACATCTTAAAAAGTTGTTTGAATATTTCCAACTTCTCTTTAGATAATTTTTTAGTGTAGTAGCGAAATAACATTATACTTACCAAAAAAGGAGTGCTGTACACTCCTTTCATTTGCCAAGGAAGACCTCAAAAATAAGAATCTAGGTTATATCTCATTCTTGTGGCCTTCCTCAGTCTGTCCCCCTAGATAGGAATTCTTTTACTGAACAATTTTCCAACTTCCATCGGCTTGTCGACATGCAGTTCCATATCCTTGCTGTTCAACTCCACCGATTGTTACGGTAGTAATAAACTCTCGGCACGGTTGTCCTGATGATGCAACAACTGTTTGCGTTGGTACAACAGTACCCGAATGCCCTGTGTTAGGATTCTGCCACGAACCAATAGAATTGTCAGGACCTAACTCTAATGTCTGCTGTATTGTCTGACCAGCAAGTAATCGATCCTTCTCATCTAATTGAGCACCAATATTATTACCAAGTAAAGCACCAGCACCAACACCAAGAATCATCCAAATGTTTTTATTACTTGAATCTTTTCCTAATCCATATGCTAACGCACCACCTGTTAACGCACCTAGTGCTGTGCCTGTATCCTTTTTAGTGTAAGTACCAGCGCATCCAGACATTAATACAGCCACACAAATCAGTGCAATTGCCCACATAATTCTTTCTTTCTTTGTAAAACTCATTACCTTTTCCTTTTTGTTAAGGTACACCAGGGGGGCGAATGCCCCCCTCGGTGTTGAAAGTTGCTTACGCAACCATCCCTTCCGCGATTGCACGGTAGCCGGCGCCGATAACTCGACGTGACGGCGATCCCAAACGATACTTCTTGGTCACACGACCTTTGGTATCAACATGGGTATTCAAATACACAGAGTAACCCTTAAAACGCAGAGCCTGGATAACTGAACCAGGGTTTCCAACATTCCAACGAGCACTGATCTGTGAGGCAGTCAAAGCCTGCCCTTCCTGAAGTGCAGTTAGCACCTTATCAGTTTTTGTAGTCATAATATTATAACCTTACCTTTTGTTTACCAGATAGGGTCTGGCTTCCCTTTTCGCGTAGTGCGAAACCTTTATCAAGCTGCCTCTTGTAACTGACCTACTTTTGCTTCGTAATGAGCAGTAAGTCCAAAAGGTGCTTCAAAATTCTTATCATGATAACTGTGGATAACAAATATTGTATCGCAGTAATCAGGATCTCCCCAAGAACTCCACGGATAACCATCTGTGAACATAATAAACTTCTTGGGTTCTATATCGTTCTCTTTCATGAAGTCCCAACAAACTTCAAATTTAGTACCACCACCACCTTCGATTTCATATGTATCAATCTCATCAATGTTCCAAGGAGTGAACTCTTGTAAATTATATACATCAGTATCAAATGTAAATACTGTAATCTTAAAATCATCAAACTGTGCCGTTGCACCTTTGACTTCACCAAGCATATCACGCAACATATCATTATTGATGCTACCACTCGCATCAAGTCCTACAACAATTTCTATCGTATCAGCGTTTTTCATACCAGGTAGTATAGCATCTGAATGCCAACTACGGCGTGACTGTTTCATAAAAGTATAATCTTCTTTTACAATGCTCTGTACTTGAGTATCTATAAGTTCGCGCCAATCAATAGTTGGCTCGGTTAACTGTTTAATTAATCGACGAACACCTGCAGGAACATTGCCTGCTCCAGCTGCTTGTGCTGACTGTATTATAGAGTTTTTAATTTCGTCCTTTATCTTCTTCTTCTCTTCTTCACTATACTTAGGAGGACCATCCTTAAACGGTTCGTCTGTATCTTCACCGTCAGCACTGCTATCTTTAGCATCCTTATTATTACCAGAGGCAGACCCTACAGATGCACTATTACCATCGCTAGTACTCTCGCCCCCATCCATATCTAAATGCTGATCTAACAAATCATTAATGTCCACCTTAATAGCATTGTCCATAATATCTGCGTATACTTCTTCCGAAGCAAAGTCTTTATACTTACGATCATAGCAAGCCTTAACAGTAGTAATAAGTTCACCAACGTTCTCTTCTACAAGAGTACTGTTAACAACAAAGTCATTGGCAATATTCCAAATAAGAGGATCGCGATCACCGCGTCTGCCAAGATGATCATAAACACAATGTAAAAGTTCGTGCCCAAACAAAAAGTCTATTTCTGCATCACGAAGTTTTGCAACAAAATTACGATTATAAAAAACATGACGAGCATCAGTTGCCGCTGTATGACACCAACCATAATCAGTAGCATCAACAAGAATAAGGCGGGTAATCATATTACCAAACCACGGCTTGTTTATAAGCAACCGAATACGACTCGTAACTAGACGTTTTCGTTCTGGACAATTTTCAACATTATATGCCATTATCTATATATTATACCCGAATGCTATTATTTGTCAACCTTAAATTATTAAGCATCAATAATCAGTTGTCCGTAGCGATTATAAAATTCCTTAAATGTCTTCAACTTCTTAGTATCAAACGGTAGATTGTAATTACTGAGAGCAACCTTGGCACCCAATACAACCATTTCAGTCTGAAAGTTCTCCATCATAAAACCAAAGAAGAAGTCTGCCATCTTATGCCATTTATCTAACTTCTTTGCTTTCCTTAAATTCTTATAAGCCTCAGCCAGTTCATAACAAAGATTTACTGTTAATGTATACTGAGCAGAAACTTCCTTAACCTTTAAGTCCGTAACCTTACCTGACAGTACATCAGTTGGATTAGGTAGTTTACCTGAATGCTCTCGGTGATTCATAAACTTAATTGCCATGCCTTCACCAACAGTACCAGCAACTAAGTCTGTTAACTGGCTATCAGTTAACGGCGCATCGTCTTCGTCGTCCTCGAGAAGTTCACTTACAAAAGTCCAAGTCCGAGGAGTAGCAAACGCCTGGTCGGGTGAACGAGGATCAAAAGCATAAAGATCAGACTTTGCAAAAGCCAAGTAGCCAACTACATCTGAATGAACTCTGTTTTCCGTTGCCCACATCATCCAATCATCAAAGTTCACATCCAATGTTACATGAAGGAAACGGTTGGCAAGTGGCTTGGGCATTTTATAAGTAACACCCTTGTCCGTCTCACGGTTACCTGCCGCAATTAGTACAACATTGTCTGGCAATTTGTAAGTTCCAATCCTACGGTTGAGGACTAACTGATACGCCGCGGCCTGTACACTTGGCGGAGCACTATTAAGTTCATCCAAAAAGAGAACAACGACAGGATACTGCGCGGCAAACTCTTCCGTCGGAAGATCTACTGGTGCCGCCCAACTCATGTTGTTGGCTTCCTTATTGTAATAAGGCATACCACGCAAATCAGTTGGCTCCATAAGAGCAAGTCTCATGTCGATCATAAAGCCACTCATGCTATTTGTGATTTGACCAATGAGATCTGATTTACCAATCCCTGGTCCGCCCCAAACAAAAACAGGACGTTTCTTTCTCATCGCTTTTAGGATCTCGACGCGAGCATCTCGTATCCTTACTACACGGTGTTCGTGATTTGTTTCAGCCATTTAATATTACCTTACATTGATCGGGTTAACGGTAAGCCATTCTTTTTAAATACATCTCGCCATTGATAAAATGACGGTCCATGACTCATTAACGGTTTCTTGCCTTGTGCAATACGCTCTATCGAATTAATTGTCCACTGCCAATGATGAACCATTTCATGGCCCAGTGTAGCAACAAACAAATGGATACTAGGGTAATTGGGGTACATTATAATTTCTTTAGTATAAGGAATCCATATACCGTGTTTTTCTTTATATTGTCCATCGCACCATCCCCATGCTTTTCTAACACGTTTTAGGCGTACTGGTGGGACTTCTAATATATCTCCAAAAATACGACCATTAATGGCCTTAAAGACCTTCTCTGCCTCTTTATTAGAGGGACGATATGCCATTTTACGGGCATCTGTTTTTGTAGGGTATGGTGTTGACATCATAGTTTCTAAGATGGAACCTACCATTACTTTACCTTTAGTTTTATTTAATTATACATATATTATAGCATATATTGGTATATTGTCAATCTTAACTGGGCTATATTAGAAAATGCTTATATTCGGAGTATATTAGTATTCACTAATATTCTGTTTATCCATATATTCGCCAGTTTGACGATTCTCAATCCATCTTTCCAAATCTCCACCAAGTAATTTGAGTTCCATTGTATCATGTGAACCAAACAAATATAACTCAACATGATTTTTAGGTAACATTTTAAAAAAATATGGATATTCTAAGTATCTATCTAAATATAATATATGCCGGCCAGTTATTGCTATAACTGTCTCAATCTTATAATAATCATAATGCTTTTTTAACCAACTAAAACCTTCCCTCGTTAATTTTAAGCCTGCTGGCTGATTATTCTTTACTCTAATATTTTGAAATAGCAATGCATAGATAACACCATGTGTCATTTCATTTTTTTCTAAATCAAATTCTATATGCTGTTCGTCAATAAACTTATTTGCTAAAAATAAATGAATATCTTTTGGAAGCAACATGATCGTTTATGATTCGCTAATAACTTCACCGTCAGTTAATTTATAAACTGTAAATTTATTAGTATTAAAGCGATCATTTAATTTTTCTGCTAAATTATGAGCATGGCCAGGATTACTAAAAGATACTTTACGATACTTTGGTCCGGGATAATCAACAAGAGAGTTCGAATTCCGCAAATTTATAGGACACCCTTCGTAGAAAACTGCCCAGATTGCTTCTGCCGCTAACACTTCTTCTTTTTTATATGTAGCAGGATCTGTATGCGATAACAACACATCAGGTTTTGGCCGACTCATATCTTCTCCTGGAGAGTGATATGTTCTGTCTCTCCTATATTAGTATTTATCTAAATATTAACCAAAGGAGAGTTCTATTTTATATTATGCGTTGGTTTCGATCCAAGTTGATAATTCTGAATAACCACCAATCACTTCATCGTTAATAATAATTTGTGGCACTGTACGAGCGTTTGGAACCTTTTCTAAAAGTGTTTCTTTAGTAATGCCATCGTAGCCTATGCGGTGTTCTAAATAATTTATACCATGTGATTCAAAAAGTGATTTCGCGGCATTGCAATACCCACAAAAATCCTTACTGTAAATTTCTACTTTCATTCTAATATTTAACCACTTCTATAAATCTACCATGTCAAACAATTAATTTCCATCCATATTACCTACCGTTAATATTATGACCAAATCTTCATAGGTTTTCTCATCCCAATCTGTTATCCTTCTTACAGATAATTCAATTGTTTCTCCTGGTGAACTTGCTGATACCAAATTAATAAATTCAGGTGTTTCCATTGTATTACCATTGACTGCTGTAATAACATCATACTTTTTAAGACCAGCTGTTTCAGCAGGGCCGCCATTTACAACTTCCATAAGTATTATTACATCCACATCGGATGCAATATCAATATTCTCTCTAAATGTGCTACTAGGATCACCCAGGGATACACCTATCCATGGTCGTACATATTCACCATGCTCAAGTAATATAATAGCAACTTCCTGAAATAAATTAGATGGAATAGCATAACCAATACCAATAAAATAGCCAGACGGACTAATAAGCATTGAATTTATACCAATTACTTCACCTTGAAGATTGAATAATGGACCTCCACTATTACCTTTATTAATAACTGTATCTGTTTGTAAATAGGTTACCCATCTACCTCTGTTTGATTGTCTTTCAACAGCACTAATAATACCTGATGTAATACTAAATGATTGGTCTAATGGACTACCTATTGCGGCTACCATTGTTCCTGGTAATACTAAACTACTATCACCTAGCGGTACTGCCTTAAATTTTTCATCGGGTGTGTCTTCATCCTTTATAATTTCTAAAATAGCAAAATCTACAACAGGATCACTTGCTATTAATTTTGCTTTACGATAATCACCATTTTTCCATATTACATGAATTTCTGTAACTACCATATTTGCATCTTTTTCAGATATAACATGATGGTTTGTATATACTCTACCATCTTCAGTAACAATAAAACCCGAGCCAGAGCCATACATCTTTGGTACTATTTTTTCACCTTGTTCTTCAAATAGTTCATTAAACGGTGAGTCAGTAGGTAAATTATTTAAAAATTCCTGAGTAATTGAACTTTCAGCAGTTACAATAACAGTTACTACAGAGTCTATAGAATTTTTATATATGTCTATAAATGTATTTGCATGAAGAGACGGATCTGGAATATAACTTGTAGATATCTTTGACGCGACCCACCAAGCATCGGGCGTTGTCTTCGGCTGACCTAGATAACCTAGATGGTCTCTTGCGTTTGTTACTACAAAACCACTTATTAAAAATATAAATAAACTAACTATAATAGTTTTTCTTAACATAATATTATCCCTTAAAATTTACCAGCATCAATAAAATTATCATCTTCTTGTGATTGAGATTGAATTGGTGGTTGATTAACATTATTACTTATTAATAATGATAATAACTTATTAATATCAGAAACTACAAGTCCAACTTCAGCAGTGCTTAACCGTATCTCTTTACTCCGGTTTTCGATCGCAACATCATACAATCCATTTAGTTTTCTAATATTACGAAACTTATCCAACATATTCTTTCTTCTTTATATTTAATATACTTAACATTTCTAACTCCGTAACAAACGGACCTTCCCATTCTTTCAAATTAACTAATGTACTTTGTTTTGGACAAAAGCTCTTACGCCAACCTTCAGGACCTTTGATACAATAAAAACCAGCACAGTAAATAACATCACTTGTACGACTTTTCTTAAACAACGGCAAAGAACCATCATCTACCATAATAGGTGTCTCAAAATTTAAAGGATATCCTTTAATTTTATTAGTAATATTATTATTACCATTTCGCTGTCTAATTTCATTTTTAGTAATATCCTCGCCAAAATAATCACACAATCCTTTTAACGAACCAAAATGTTTAATAGACGATTCAATTTCGCGATCGTTGCTTTTATTATAATATACATATTTCTCACTATCTTTAATTAACAAGCCTGCATAGTCTCCAATATCATTATATACAATCCAACGATCATCTATTAACGGTTTAATATACGGCATAATTTTCTCCTAATCATATTCCTTTTCAATCCACCTTGCTTCCATAATAAACTCAGGTATTAAACAATCCTCTGGTAGGTTATACAATGTTTCAATTACTTTACAAATATCCTCAGCTCTTACACCATTATTATAATGAGGCTTTGCTCGTGACTTTTCTGTATCTAACATGCCCCATATAATATTTGTATATCTCATCTGAACATTGTTTTCTTGGACGTCTCTACTAATAAAATGACTCACAGCATTTGTACTTGCCTTCATTGCGGCATAAATTATATCTTTACCAGACTTCATTCTATATGTCATAGACGAATCACTACTGCTATTAAATAAATAACCATTCCAACTTGTTTCTTTCCATTTATCATACAATGCTTTTAACATAAATGTTTGCGATATGTCAGCAGGCCCGTCGTTCAATGTTGCATCTGGTATACCATGTGTACCTGAATACGCATGATTAAAACATATATCATATGAACTACTAACCTCTGCAATTAATTGTCGATCTTCAAAGTTTCGAATGTCAAACCCTGGATCAGTGCCTCGCCTACTAATGCTATCTCCATCAAAATAATCAACAATCTCTTTACCTATTCCTTTTGTACCACCTATTACTAATACTCTTGGTTTTTTCATATATATGCGTCCTGTATTGAATTATAAAAGCTGATCGGAAGCCACCCGTCTCATGTATGTGAATTTGTTAAATAATGTTCACGTCACCTGGATTATCCATATATTTGTTAACTATATTCCATTATACATACTCCTTGCTTAAAACTCTAGCATAATCTTGAGCATTGTCGCTCATCCTTTGTAAATCATGTTTACCACAAAACTTCATAAAATGTATTCCTACTTGCGGCACTGGCTTTTTTTGTACAGCCTCAACAATTTTACTATCACATGCTTGTTTTATTTCATCTGGCTGTTTAGTTAAATCTATTAAAATCTTATTACGTTCATAATCATCACGAACAATATGTTCTACATCATTATGGTCTGTCCATTTTTGTAACATAAAATTGTTCCATGCAAATCCTTGATTCTCTCTATCATTGTATGCTTCTTGTATGCCTGTCTTATTACGACTACCTTTCTTACGAGCACCCGGATATGCACTAAACACATTGTCACTTGAGTCACCTCTAACACATTTTTCAAATAAAAGATATGCAGGCTCTGCAATTACTTTCGGGGCATTTGTTTTCTTATCCATAACTATCTTGCCATTGTCATCATAGACGCCATTAATAGTAATATGTTGATTGGCAATTCCATTATACATGCTTACGTTATCATTTATTAATTGATAAAAATCACTATCACTGCTAACAATTACATGTGTACTATCTGTATGATTATAAATCCAGCGAGCAATCAAATCATCTGCTTCGCTATCATCTTCTTGTAACACAGAACAGTTTGTTTTAGTATCCAGATAAGTTAATAGTTCATTATATGCCTCCCAAAACATTTCATCTTCTTCTTGCTCTCTAGGTGTAAGTGCATCGCGTGTAGCATCTCTATTCTTTTTGTATGGTTCATATATACTACGCCGCCAACTCCTACCTTCAAGACAAAATATAACATGACTACCATTAAAATCATTAAACGCCTTTTTAATACTATTAAACATTATATGATAACACAAACCTATTTTCATATCTACACTACCACGTGCAACATGCCGTGCTCTAAAAAACATATTAGCAGTATCAATTAAAATATATGTCATTTTCTTTTAGAGTTCTCCCATTCTTCTAACCAGTCTTCGTGCGTTCGCATATAGTGTGGACCATACCAATATCTCTTTACTTCAATATCACGCTTCTCTTTTTCTTCTGCTGTTATCATCATTGGTTTTATTAAAGCTCTTATTAATTTAGTATCATGCTTTATATTCTTTGAACGGCTACGTTTTTCTATTCTTGCTACAAATTTTGAAATTTGTTTTAACGATGTATAATTAACAATTGCTTCTGTTCGGAATGGTCTAAGTATGTCAACTATTTGTTGCACACCTGGATTAATATTTTTCTGTTTTACCATCTTCCCGTTTTATTTCCACTGGCGCATTAGAAACAAATGCTTTCTCCTCATATTCTTCTGTAAGTATATTACGACAAACGTCATTGAACCATTGATCAATTACTTGCTCGTCTGATTTACCTACATAACCCGATCCGGCAAGTAAGTTAATAAACTCTTCATTCCAATCTAATTCAAAACTTCCAACATTTGGATTCTCTGTTTCAAAGTCAACTTGTAAAACTTTTATGTATGGTTTATTATCAAGTGTTGCTACCGTTTTGTCTTTTTCATCGGAAGTAATCTTACCATAGTCACATGCAAGTCCTGCTTCTTGTTTCTTTCGTTCTATTTCATTTTTAACAGTCCATTTTAGAAAATTTTTCTTAATCTCATATAACATATTAACTACCCTCGTTTAATTCTACATCTACTTCATTACGAGTTTTACCTCGTCGGTACTCATCAAAAAATAATACTTGTGTAGGAAGATTATCCGCTCCACCTTCATAACGAAACAAATGTGATCTGTATATACCATACTTTGCAAATGGTCCGCAATTTCCATTAGATGAGATGCATTTACCTTTTTCCTTATCACTTGTGGCACCTTGGTGTTGAATTACTTGTCTGTCATTAATCCACATATATAAATATCCTGTGTCATCAACACTCCAATTAATATTCCATAATACATCTATCCATTTACCTGCCCAACCCATTTCAAGTACATTACCTAAATCATATATAGATGTTGAATGTCCTAGTTCAGTTAAGATGTCAAGCTTTAAATTCTTTCTTTCAAGTTTCAAATATGCTACAGGTTGTTCTCCCCTGTGCCATTGAAAAATAATTTGCTTAGGATATAAAAAATTATAATTATCTGGTATGTACATACTTATCCCATACCAAATGGGACTATCCCACATCGCTGTCCATTTTTCTCTAACCTCTGTTCGTTCTCTGTGCCTTGTACAATCATCCCAGCCACTGGTTGGATGTAATGGGTATGCTGTATAACAATCACCACTACGCAATTCAAAACGTAAAGACGTTGGGCCTTTTCGTGCAAAGCCTGCTACTCTTTTATATGCATAGCCTCTTGCACCTTCATCAACAGTATCCATCCACGGACCTCTGTTCTCATCTGTACGTAATATACTTGTATCAGCATTGCATCCTACTACAAATAATAATAACACAAAAAATATAAAAGGTCTATGCATTATGTCCCCCATTGGTTTCCAAATAAATCAATATGCAATCTTGGTGAATATCTATATCCTTTCCTCATTGCAATTTCCGCAACCTTCGATCGATTTTCCATATACTCCATTTCACACCCGCCGACTGGCATGCAATAGACAGGGACGATGACGTCGGCATTACGGAATTCATTGACAGCTCGGTCAACTTCATCCATATCCATTTCGTTAGCGACCACAAACTTGAAATACATACTGCTGTCAAAAACATTATAGTAATCCAAAGCAACATTAGGCTTGATCGCATCATTCCAAGACTCGCCCGACACGGAAAGTTTTGGACTGCACGAAAAAGTAGTGTGAAATTCTGCTTCATGGATAAGAAAATCTCTGAAGTGCTTTCTAAGTACCTGTGTACAATTTGTCTCAAATGTGACATATCTTAAATTCCTCATTTTTGGATGTCTAAACAATTCAGGCCATTTTGTTTGCCATCCTAATAGCGGTTCTCCGCCTGTAATAATTAAATGTATATTTTGATTATTATCTGTTACCCAATCACCGGTTGGTGTATGTTCTAATAGTAATTCCACTAATGCGTCAGTTTCAATGTCAGTTGTAAAACGTTTAAATCGTGGATCCCAACTGGCATAACTATCACAGCCTGTTGTTACAAGAGGCAAGTCCTCAAAACTATTATACTCATCTGGATTTACCTGTGAGCGTTCTTTACTTGACTGCCCAGCTTCCATTCCAAATCCTTCGCATTTAAAATTACATCCAAACACTCGCAAAAATACAGAAGGCACACCAACAAACTGCCCTTCTCCTTGGATACTATAAAAAACTTCTGTAACTCTAAACTTTTTCATTAATGTTTATATAATCAATTTTTTGAGAAGCATAAGTTACTGATATAGTTTCCGGGTCACTCATAGTATGATTTATAGTAAATTTAATAAATACTTTTTCTTCTTTTAATTTCTTACAAAGGTCGTTAACTTTTTTAGTAAGTTGTATTACCTCACCAAGAATTTTTTCTATTTTTTTATCTTTCATTATTCCCATCCTTTAAATCCAGCATCTGGATTAGTATAAATTGAACTGTTCTTATCATTTTCACGTGCCTCTACACTAATAACCCATGCTCGTCCATTAGTTCGTTCACGCAACCACTCATCTACCCACGTACAAATACGGTATGCTGTGCCTTCCATGCCTGGGCCTTCCTCTTGTACTATTAACTTACACACACCTGCATTGTGTAGTTCCTGGAATGTTGACATCCATGGATCATCATGATCAATTACCAACGTATGATCATAATTTTCATCTAACCAATGCTTTACTTCATCCAAGTCACCATAGTCGACAAGAAACCCTTCCTTTGTCATTGTCTGTGCACCAAATACAATATGAAAACTGCGACTATAACCATGTATCAAATGACAATTTCCGTCATGCTTATGTTGTCTATGAGCACATGGAAAATTATAAAAACTTTTTGTTGATGTAAACTCTGGAACGTTACTCATGTCACTGCCATCCATATTAAACCAGCAACACCAATACCAAATACACTTAATATTAGTGTTAATATCATGTAACCTACATACTTGTTTTGAAAATCATTATGCTCACTCATTACATATCTCCTATAATATATGTGCGTGTTCTAACGCTTCATATGCAAACCAAATACCAAATAATAAAAATGTATATCTTGTAATATTA